ATCTAATCATGCCAAATATTATTCATGATTCTGTCATTGCAACTTCTGGCGACTTGCCTAAGGAATTGAACTTGGATCGGTATATTGATTATGATATGCAGTTTGAAAAAGGATTTCTTGATCCCTTAAAGTTTATTTTAAGTGCAATTGGATGGGAAATTGAAAAAGCATCATCACTAGAAGGATTATTTTCATGAATTTAAATGAACAGGATGACTTTGGTTTTAGTCTTGTATCAGAGACTGAACTAAAAGCACATGAAGAAATGTTAAAGAAGAAGGTTGAAGAACAATCGCAAGTTGTTCAGAAAACTGAAGTAGAATATAAAAATAAAATAGATGGATTGCTTGCCATGATTATGCCATTGCTAAACAATCTATCAAAAGATCCTGATAAAGAATATATTCTTTGGCCAGATAGAGCGCAAAGGATTACAGCCTTTAAACAGAAACTAATTAACTACGTAAACAATTAATGATTATAAATTACTTAGCACTGTTGTCTGCACTTGCAGTTTCTGCAGTTTCCGCATATTATTCAATTATAGGTCTAACTGCGATTTTCTCATCGCAGTTTTGGCCTATTGTTATTATGGGTACAGTTCTTGAAGTTGGAAAACTTGTAACAGCCTCATGGCTATATAGAAATTGGAATACAGCTTCTATATTAATGAAAAGTTATCTTACAACAGCAGTTGTTGTATTGATGTTTATTACATCAATGGGTATATTTGGGTTTTTATCACGTGCTCATATTGAGCAATCAGTAACTTTAAATTCTGGTAGTACAGATAGAATTAAAATTATTCAAACTCAAATCGATTTTGAAAATAGATCAATTGATGACCTAAATATACAAATAGCACAAATAGATGCTGCATTATCTAAGATGACTGATCGTGGTCAAGCAGCAACATCACTGAGAGCTGCTGATCAACAAAGGAAAACTAGAGACAGTCTAGTTAATAGGAAAAACGATCATGTCAAAAATATATCCCAACTCACATCCGAAAAAATCAAACTTGAAACCGAAGTTAGAAAATTGGAAGCAGAAGTTGGTCCACTCAAATACATTGCTGAACTCATTTACGACAGCACAGATGCAGATCAGCTCGAAAGAGCTGTTAGGATGGTTATCATCCTTCTTGTTATTGTTTTTGATCCTTTGGCTGTTATACTTTTAATTGCAGCAAATCAAGGTATATCAAACTCAAAACCTAGAAGTTCGAGCAGAAAAAATCCTAAAGCTTTGAAAATAGATTCTAAAAAAATATTTAAATAATGGAGTATAATATGTCTTTAAAAGAAAAACTACTGAAGAATTCTTCGATTGATCTTACTGCGACACTAGCAGAAAGTAAGATTTTTTCAAAGAAGGATATGATTCCAACATCAGTGCCTATGATCAATGTTGCATTGTCTGGATCAATTGACGGTGGTATTACCCCAGGTCTTACAATGCTTGCCGGGCCTTCAAAGCATTTTAAAACTGGATTTGCTCTACTTTTAGCATCTTCATACATGAAAAAGTATCCAGATGCTGTTATTCTGTTTTATGATTCTGAGTTTGGTACACCACAAAGTTATTTCAACACATTCAAGATTCCTCTTGATTCTGTTGTACATACACCAATCTCAGATGTTGAAGAACTAAAGCATGATCTTTCAGTTCAACTTGAAGGTTTGGCTCGTGATGATAGGGTCTTTATTATTATTGACTCAATTGGTAATCTTGCATCAAAGAAAGAAACTGAAGATGCATTGAATGGCAAGGTTGTGGCAGATATGTCTCGTGCAAAGGCATTGAAGTCATTGTTTAGAATTGTAACATCAAAACTAACAATTAAGAATATTCCTATGGTTGTTGTCAATCATACCTACGAAGAAATTGGAATGTTCCCGAAGCAAATTGTTGGTGGAGGTACAGGTTCATATTACGGATCTGATAACATTTGGATTCTAGGTCGTCAGCAAGATAAGGACGGTACAGAAATTCAAGGTTATCATTTCGTTATTAACATAGAAAAGTCAAGATATGTTAAAGAAAAATCAAAGATCCCTATTACCGTCTCATTTGAAGGAGGTATTAATCGTTGGTCTGGTCTTCTCGATGTCGCTTTGGATGGCGGTTACATATCTAAGCCAAAGGCTGGATGGTATGCGAAAGTGGATCGAACAACAGGAGAATTACTCGAACCCAATATGAGAGCAAAAGACATTGTGAATAATAAACAATTCTGGATGGAAATGTTTCAGACAACTGATCTTGCAAAATACATTGAAACCACGTATAAGATGTCTTCGAGTTCAATGATTGAGGACGATGAGGATGTCAAGTAGCATCATTTGCGAATTTTATTCTGATGATCTTAATAAGAAGGCGATTGTGACTGGAGCATCGCCTATTTATTATATTGATTTTTATCACTATGATAATTTTGTATGCTCTAAAGCATATATACAAAATCTGCAATATGTAGAAAATATTGCAGATGATTACGTTCGAGGTATTATTGAATTGAAAGAGTTTATGCATGTCAATAGAAAAAGTAATATTCAATAATCTAATTCACAATGAAGAATATTCAAGAAAAGTTATTCCTTTTTTGAAGGAAGAATACTTTGTTGATGTTACTGATAAGATTACATTTAATCTGATTAATGAATATGTAAATAAATATAATGCATTTCCTACAAAGGAAGCATTACTAATTGATTTGTCTAATAAGCAAGTCAATGAAGAAACATTTAAGAGATGTAAAGATGCTATTGAGAGTATCCAAAGTGGTGATGATACGAAAGTTGATTGGTTACTCGATCAAACGGAAAAATTCTGCCAAGAAAAAGCAGTCTATAATGCAATCATGTCGTCAATTCAAATACTTGACGACAAAACAGGCAAAACAACAAAAGGTGCAATCCCACAGATTTTGTCGGACGCATTAGCTGTATCATTTGATACAAACATCGGACATGATTTTCTAGAAGATTCTGAAAATCGATTTGAATTCTATCATAGAAAAGAATCACGTATTCCTTTTGATCTTGACTTACTAAATAAGATTACAAAGGGTGGATTGCCGAATAAGACACTTAATATCATCCTTGCGGGTACAGGTGTCGGTAAATCATTGTTCATGTGTCATTGTGCTGCATCTCATCTATCAATGGGTAAGAATGTTTTGTATATCACAATGGAAATGGCAGAAGAAAAGATTGCAGAACGTATTGATGCAAATCTATTAGATGTCACAATTGATGAATTAGCATTATTACCACATGATTCTTACATGAAGAAAATTACAAGGGTTAAATCAAGAACTCCTGGTAAGTTAATCATTAAGGAATATCCAACTGCATGTGCAGGATCTGCAAATTTTCGGCATTTGATCAATGAATTAAAAATCAAAAAGAATTTTATTCCTGATGTTGTTTACATTGATTATCTAAATATTTGCATGTCATCACGTATTCGTGTTGGATCAAATGTTAATTCATATACTCTTGTAAAGGCAATTGCTGAAGAACTTCGTGGACTTGCAGTTGAGTTCAATGTACCTATTATCTCTGCAACGCAAACAACACGTTCTGGGTATTCAAGTTCTGATCTTGATCTTACTGATACATCAGAATCATTTGGTTTGCCTGCAACAGCGGACTTCATGATTGGTCTACAAACATCAGATGATTTAGAGCAACTAGGACAAATTCTAATCAAACAACTTAAGAATCGTTACAATGATCCGGGTATTGATAAGAAATTTGTTGTTGGAGTTGACAGATCAAAGATGAGGCTATATAATGTTGAACAATCTGCTCAAGAAGATATTTTAGATGGTCCTGTGATGGATCGTTCTAAGTTCGGCGAACAAGATAATGAACGCTCTAAACCAAAAGGTAAATTTAATAAATCAACATTCGAGGGATTTAAGTAATGGGTATTTTTGGTAGAACTTATAATTTTGATGCTGGTTATCGTGGTCCATCCAATGTGACTGTTAATGAAAAACGAGCACCAACTGATGAATCAGTTAGGCTTCTCAATGAGATGGAACAGGCCGCTCGTAATAAGGTTGTTGAAACTACTGTAGTCAAGGACACTCACTTTGAATGTAAAATTCATAAGAGTGTAGATATGTTTTCTATGCAAGATGTTTACAGCGTAATCTATTCTTTGAATGGTAGGAATCAAACAACACAGGTTAGAGTTGATAATGGTGAAATGCTAGACCCATATCAAGTAGCAGAACACATTCGTAATATGGTTGCTGCTGACATTTCCAATCACTTGCTTCATACAGCTTTTATGAATGGGTTTAGTAAATGATCTACGTTCTTATCGTTGTTTCTTATTTTGCTGGAACTCATAACGGTCAATATGTGACATTTCAAGAATTTAACGATTATGAATCTTGCATTTATGCACAGAAGGTTGTAGAAGAAAAGAAGCATAGTCGTTATTCACATGACAATTATAAAGTAACCTGTGTACCGAAAGGAAAGAAATGACTATTAGACATGTTAAGACTCATGAAAATGAGATGTGGGAATTTGGAGAAACATATGAAGATAACTCATTCATTTCTAAGTGGTCTAGGTTAAAGGAGTTTCCAAAGCATGAATCTGTAGATTGGAAAGAGATTGAACCTTATCGCTATTGCACTAAGCCTAGATGCCATCCTACACGTGTAACATGTCTTCCTGATTGTGATTGGAGATGTTAATGAATTATCGAGTTGAAACAGTAGAAAATTCTTTTGTAATCATTGAGTCACAAACAGAACAGGTTATTAGATCTTTCAATACAAGAGATAAGGCCAAGAAGTTTTTAAGACATTTGAATTTAGGAGGTGCTTTTGATGGATGGACACCAACATTTTTTTTAAAAAAAATTAAAATTTAGAAATAAAATACATCATACATGTATAAATAATGTTACGTTAGCAAGGCGTTTCTTGTTTCAAACGTGTTTGTATCTGTAGATGCAAGAGGCAAGCTGACTATAGTCGGGCTGGAAATGACAGGAGAAAACGGTGGGGTTCCGCCTGTCCACGTTTATTAAGGTAGGTCGAAAGGCCTACCTTTTTTCATATATAAATACATAAAATGTTTTTAACATAGGACTATAATTTAATGTTAGATTTGTACCATTATAGAGAAGGCGATGAAAGTCGAATCGATGGAATTGATAAGTGGTTATGGTTAAAGAGCGATAATGGTGCATGGGATGGACCTAAGAGAGATTGGGAAACATCGCATAAAGAGAACATTTTGAAGTACGTTAAAAACTTTGATGTAGTGGTTCAGGCGGGTGGATGTCAAGGTATGTATCCAAAACTGTTATCTAAAATGTTTAAAACAGTTTACACATTTGAACCGTCTTCTGATAGTTTCTATGCATTAGTTCATAACTGCCCTGAACATAATATAGTAAAATTTAATGCGGCGCTAGGTAATAAACATACAATGGTATCCTTAGATATTAGAGACACTGGTAATGTTGGCACACACAGAATTAAAGATAATGAGAAATCACACATACCACAATTGATGGTTGATGATTTAGATCTACCTGCATGTGATTTGATATATCTTGATATAGAGGGATATGAGGAAAATGCTTTAAAAGGTGCTGTTAATACTATTAACAAATTTTCTCCAGTAATTTTTGCTGAAAATGGAAATAAGGCTGAAACATTTATGGGAACACTCGGTTATCATGTTGTAGGAAATTCAGTTTCCGATACAATCTTTATAAAAGGCTAATATAAATGGCACAGTTTAGAAAAGATACACATCAATATCTTAATGATGGTAGAACTATATTTGAAACCGTAATGCTTGCAGATCAATACGGCGATTTGGTTGGTGCTGCTAATCCATCAGGCATGGCTGTAGATGCATTTGGTCGTTCTAGAGTATCACAACCATTAACATTGTTTGATTCCTCACATCGTTATAAAGACAATGGATTGTGGTCAACGTCAAATAGTACTGGAACAACATATGCTTTTAATTCAAATGCAGGGTTGATAGAACTCAATCTTCCTACAACTTCTGGCGCTGAAATCATTAGAGAAACCACTAAAGTGTTTTCATATCAGCCGGGAAAATCATTACAAGTTTTAAATACTGTTGTAATGGAACCACCAAAAGCAAATCTTAGACAAAGAGTTGGATATTTTGGACCCAACAATGGAATCTATCTAGAAGCAAACGGCACGAATGTCGCCTTCGTTGAACGTTCATACTCAAACGGTTCTGTAGTTGAATCAAGAGTTGAACAGGCAAATTGGAATGTTGACACATTATTGGGTGCGGTACCTTCAAGCCCATCACAAAAAACTCTTGATCTATCAAAAGCACAGATCATATTCCATGATATTGAATGGTTAGGACTTGGAACTGTACGTTGTGGATTTGTTATCGACGGTAAATTAATCCATTGTCATTCATTTCATCATGCAAATTATATCACTTCAACTTACATGACAACTGCGTCTCTTCCTGTTCGTTATGAAATTAGAAATACAGGAGTCACTGCTAGTAATTCTGTAATGAAACAAGTTTGTACCTCTGTCATGTCAGAAGGTGGATATGAATTAAGAGGCACACAACAGGCGGTAGGAACACCAATTGGAACTGGTTATTCATGTGCAACAGCAAACACTATGTATCCTATAGTTTCTATTAGATTAAAATCTACTGCTTTGGATTCTATTGTCATCCCAACGGCAGCATCTCTATTAGGTAAAGGTAATGGTGTTGATTTTAAGTGGAGTATCGTTGCTGGTGGTACTGTAACTAACACAGAACCATGGACATCTGCTGGAACAGATTCTGCTGTCGAATATACACTAACTGCGAACGCTATATCAGGCGGTAGAGTATGCGCTACAGGTTATTTCAATTCATCAACACAGTCTTCACCAACAATTGATATTTTGAAGCAAGCGTTGTTTCAATTTCAGCTTGAACGTAATGGATTAACATCAACACCAGAACCATTTACATTGGCTATTCAAGCAGGTGTTAACTCAAGTAACTGTTATGCATCACTTGATTGGGAAGAAATTTCAAGATAAACATTATATTATTATAAATAACAAGTAAGCAGTAAGGCTACGGTAAACCTGCAAAGTTCTGGATAAGCCTTTGGGAAACTCCAATGTTAAATGATAGAAAAATAAAAAAAATAAATGAATATTTTTCACGCAAACGTGAAGTTGATAAAAAACAGCTAGCGACCGTTCGTGAACAAAAGGTTTCCGTAGCCTTTTCTACAGATTTAAAGATCAGTGAATCTGCGAAAATTTCACTTTTAAAAAAATCCCAAAAATCTAATATACCATTTAGCGTCATAAAAGAAGTTTATAGACGTGGTGTTTTATCATGGGATAATGATAGCAAAAAAACATCCCAACAAATCGGGTTTGAAAGAGTAAATGCCTTTATTTCAAAAGGTCAAACATTTTATAATGAAGACAAAGATTTAGCATTAAAAGTATGTTTAATAGAAAAAAGAAATTCAAATGTCTAAGTTATTGGAAGATTTAAGAAATTGGTTTAGCAAAACACATCCAGATGGTGGGTGGAAACGTTTAAACTCTAAAGGTGAAGTAATAGGACCATGTGCTAGGGAAAAGGGTGAGGCAAAACCAAAATGTATGTCGAATAAAAAAAGAGCACAACTTTCTAAAAAAGAAAGAGCTTCTGCTGTACGTGCAAAAAGAAAACATGATCCGAATCCAGAACGCAAAGGCAGTCCTGTTAACGTTTCAAACTTTGGTAAAGGGAAGATTTCTGAAATGACAGATATAAACGAAGGTAACAAACCAACAAAACCTGAATTATGGTCTAGAGCAAAAGCACTTGCTCGACAAAAGTTTGATGTATATCCTTCTGCATATGCAAACGGATGGGCCGCTAAATGGTATAAGAGCAAAGGTGGCGGATGGAGAACTGCCAAACAAGAACAAACATATCATGTAATTAAACAAATTATTAAAGAAAATGTTTATGAAGATTTTGATGAAATTGATGAAGCAAAATCTCCAGCATGGCAAAGAAAAGAAGGTAAAAATCCAGAAGGTGGATTGAACAGAAAAGGTATAGAATCATATCGTCGTGAAAACCCAGGTTCTAAACTTTCAATGGCGGTTACAACAAAACCTTCAAAATTGAAAAAGGGTTCAAAGGCAGCAAATCGTCGCAAATCATTTTGTGCAAGAATGAAAGGCATGAAAAGACGTTTAACATCTGCTAAGACTGCAAATGATCCTGATTCTAGAATAAATAAATCATTAAGAAAATGGAATTGCTAAAGGAGTAATAATATGGATGAATTAATTGAAAAAATGAAAGTAGGATTGGCTACATCTTTTGCTTTTTATTTGAAGGCACAATATTTTCATTGGAATGTAGAGGGTCCAAACTTTCCACAATATCATGAATTTTTTGGTAAGTTATATGAAGAAGTATCAGGTTCTATTGATCAGTTTGCAGAAGAAATTCGTGCATTAGATGCATATGCACCAGGATCATTTTCAAGATTTAAGCAGTTGAGTATTATTGAAGACGAACCTAATATTCCTGCCCCAGCTGCAATGATTAGAGAGTTGATGTTGGATAATAAAAATCTAATTGATTTATTAGAAGAAATTAATGATCTTGCAAATGCAAATAGAAAGAGTGGATTGTCAAATTTCATAGAAGATAGAATTGATAATCACAGCAAGCATCAATGGATGCTTAAAGCAACATTAAAAGGTTAATAACAATGGATCGTAAAGACATTAAAGCTGTTCCAAGATTAGATAACAAAGATCGTAAAGATCTTGAAAATGTAGGTCGTCCTAACAGCGATAAATCAATATTAACAAGACAGTCTGAGATCCAAAAGAAAATTATAGACGAACAGGAGTCAACCAAAATGTCAGAACAAAAAAAGTTAGCATCATATCTTGGAATCAGCGACAATTTGATTGAAGCTGTTAAGAAGGTTATGAAAGATAAAGAAAAAGATGATGAAAAAGAAAACAAGAATGAAAAAGATGATGATGAAAAAGAAGAAAAGTTATCAGGTAAAAAGACAAAGGTCGATGTAGCTCCAAAGACTAAGAATCCAGAAATGGATGAAGAGTTAAAGGGTAAGC